ATAGAAGATCCTATTCATAGTTGGGCCACGGACGTTGCATTTACTGATATATCACAGTTAGAAAATCCTCCACTGCCCGACAGAAATACGTGGATTAACAAAATTGCCAATATACACTGGTCAAACGACGAAGTTAAATCGGGAAAACTATGGGCCGTGATTAAGATGTATATTTCTGCTTCTCGTTAACAAATATTGCTAAATCTTTTCTGGTACCCTTGGCTGTCCAGATATAACTTTGATCCTGCATTTCCCAATCAATGTACGCCATTGGTAAATCACCCCAGTGATATTTTGGCACTAAGTCAGTTAATACGTCTTGATCAATTCCCCAGTATAGATTGTCTGCGTCGATATCAGTTTTTAAAATGTTGGCATATTCTTTTAAAAAATTGTAACCGTTATTATTCCCGGGTAGATAGAGGCCACCGGCTAGATATCGGGCCTTACGACCAGAGATGTAATGTATATAGAAATCTTGACGGTTATCTAATTCAGGCAAATTACCACGAACAATAGCATCAATGTCTATAGCTAATAATCGACTAGTGGGTCTTATTAATTGCTCTAAGCGAATAAATCTAGCCGATGCAAAATAAGTTCGTTGTATTCGTTGTTGTATGCTTGTGTCCTTTCCCTTGCCCATAGCTGTAATAATTCTTCGACGTCTATCTGCCAATTCAGGATCAGCAGGAACAGTTTCCCATTGTTTTGCGGCCAAATTAAACGCTTCTAACGGCACAGTTTCGTGGGTAATACTCACACGATCTATAGATCGACAGTATCGGATTTGTTCTTGAGTGGGATTATACAAGTGTAAATGAACACCAAACGTGGTATTTCTAAGTACACTATTAACCAATGCAAGTCCAAACTCATTAAAATAATCATGATCACATGCAGCGTAGATAAAGAAGTTGTCTTGGACCAGGTTTCCCTGTAGTGGTGGTAGCTGCATGGTTAAATATTTAACCTTATGCGTGTGGCCTACTTTCCAAATCAATGTGCTCAAAACAGCGTTCCTGTTGTACAGGCCATGCTGGATAGCCTACGAGATGCTGGCCATACTGTTGAAGAAAATAGTATGGATTCGGATGCCGCAATTATTTGGTCGGTATTGTGGGCAGGACGTATGACTGAAAATAAGAAAGTTTATGAGTATTATCGAGCTCATGATCGACCAGTTATTGTTGCCGATGTTGGCGCACTACATCGCGGTAAAACTTGGAAAATAGCCGTCAATCACATTAACAGACTGGGCTACTATGGGCATACCAAAAACTTAGATATGGATCGTCCTAGAAAGTTGGGTATAAGTCTTGCTGTTAATCTTAGCAGAAATCCTGCTATATTAATTGCCGCACAGCATCGACACAGTTTACAGTTGGCCAATCAAGATCACGAAGCGTGGATTATGGAACAGATTGGGGAAATTAGGAGTGTATCAGACCGTCCAATTGTTATACGTCCACATCCAAGAAGCCCACTTCACATGGATATTTTAAATAAAACAATTACGGTTGAACGACCACAAAAAATAGCCGATACCTATGACAGCTTTGACATGCACTTTGATTATCATGCTGTAGTTAACTATTCATCGGGTACTGGAACACAAGCGGCTATCTCTGGAACTAGGCCCGTTGTAGGAACCTACAGTCTGGCACTGCCAGTATCAGTTGCCATTGCGGATTTAGATCAACCATACAACGTAGATAAAGATCAATGGCTTGTGGAAATCTGCCATACTGAATATACTGTTGAAGAAATCAAGGAGGGCTTATGGATCCAGCGATTGGGCCTATAGACTGCGCCTGTGTTATACACGGCACGGACTACTCCTGGACTTATGTAGAACGTTTGTACAACATGCTAAATCGGCACATTACCCCGGGTATTCGATTACACGTTTACACCGAAGCTGATAGGCCAGTACCGAAGCTCATGATCAAACATGTATTAACAGAGTGGAATATTACTAGACCTAACCGTGGTTGGTGGTACAAAATGCAACTTTTTAATCCTGCACATTATGCCGGCCCTTTGCTATATTTTGATCTAGATACGGTGATAGTGGGTAACATAGATTGGATTTGGCAACAACCTCCTGAATATTTTTGGGCCGTACGAGATTTTAAATATCTATGGTCTCCAAACCATACAGGCATAAATTCTAGCGTCATGTGGTGGAACACCCATCACTTTCAAAACCTATGGTACACATTTATACAACAAGACCTAGCTACAAATATGCAACAATATCGCGGCGACCAAGACTATATTTCTGCGACAATTCCTGAAAATCAGCGTAGATTTTTTGATATAACCCGTGTACAAAGCTGGCGCTGGCAGTGTTTAGATGGCGGATACGATTTCCATAAACGACAACACCAAGCACCCGGAACTGGAACACAGTTCCCAGACAACACCAGTATTATGGTATTTCACGGAAATCCTAAACCTGAACAAATTACGGATCAAACAGTGCTAAATCACTGGCAATAACTCGTCTAACTGGCGGGTTTTTTACGGTTGACCAATATCAACCTTTTTGTTATAATAGTAGTATAATAACTAATAAGGAGTTTTAAATGGAATCAAACACAATCATGGTTTTAATAGCAGTAGCATATGGCGCATTTTTGGGCTATTGTTTTGGTCGTTATCAGGGCCACGCTAAAAGCGCCAATTTTATAGCCAGGATCTACCGCAAATAAGCGGTTGACCAGAAATCACCAATATAGTATAATAGTTGTATTGTCAATAAAAAGGAGCTAACCTTGAGTACAGTAATTATTAAAAACGGAACATACCGTAATCAACCCGTAAACAATGTGACCTTTAGCTTGGTAAAGGGTTACCAAACAGGAGCCAAAGGAGGCTATGTGACTGTAAAATCAGATGGCTTTTTTGGCCCAGACTTGCCAGACGTAGTTCGCGTCAATGTGAATGGTATTGAAGATATGGAATTTACTGCCGAGTCGGTTCCAGCCGGTGAATTTGTAGCACCTGTGGCTCATGCCCGTGTTCATGTACATAATGTGGCACCAATTGAAACCGACGAAGAAGTTATCGCCCGTATTGGCGAACGCTTTGACATCCTTGACCAAATGACCAAGGCCACAATTGCCGGTGATGTCCGTGCCATGATTGTAGTTGGCCCTCCTGGTGTGGGCAAGAGCTATGGCGTAGAAAAACAGTTGGAGCATAGTGGCTTGTTTGATCAGCTGAGTGGTCGTCGCGTCAAGTATGAAGTGATCAAAGGTGCCATGACTCCAATTGGTCTCTACTGTACCTTGTACAAACATTCAGACCGGAACAATGTGATCGTGTTTGACGACTGTGACTCTGTATTCCAGGATGATCTTAGTTTGAATATTCTTAAGGCCGCATTGGATTCGGGTAAAAAGCGCCGTATCTACTGGAATAGTGATAGTGCCATGTTGCGTCGTGAAGGCGTTCCGGACATGTTTGACTTCAAAGGTTCGTGTATTTTTATTACCAACCTACAGTTCCAAAACCTTAAGAGCAAGAAGTTACAAGACCATTTGGAGGCACTACAGAGTCGTTGCCACTTCATTGATCTTACACTCAACACCATGCGCGATCGCTTCTTGCGTATCAAGCAGATTTACCTAAAAGGTGAACTGTTTGCCGACTACGATTTTAGCACAGAACAAGGTGACGAGATCATTGGGTTTATGGAAGCTAATCAGACTCGCCTGCGTGAAATGAGCCTGCGTATGGCACTTAAGATTGCGGACTTGACCAAAGTATCCAGTGATAACTGGAAGGCCTTGGCCGCTAGCACTTGTATGAAAAATAGTTAATCGGTTCTAAAACGGATTAAGTAAACGGTAGCTCCTGTAACGCCCAAAGCGTTACACTTTACCCGGTACCCCTAAAAAGGTGCCGGTTTTTTTGACTTTATGCAGATAAGTATGTTACACTATCTATATGCGAACAGCTACAATCATTATCAAAGACGAAGTAAACATTAAGATCGAAGGGCTTGAACTTGATGCTCGTCGTGCTTTGGTTAATGCGTTTAAGTATGATGTTCCTGGTGCTAGATATTTGCCAGCAGTTCGCCTTGGACGTTGGGATGGCAAGGTAAGCTATTTCCAACTGGGTGGTAGCACCTATGTAAACTTGCTACCAGAGATTATTCCTATCCTAGAAAAGTTTAACTATGATATTGATCTAGATGATCAAAGAAACTATTCTACTACATTTGAATTTGAACAAGTAACAGAATCGACATTCAGTCATATTGCATGGGGCAAAGGCCATCCATTAGAAGGCAAGCCAATGGAACTGCGTGACTACCAAGTTGAGATCATCAACAACTTCCTTGAGAATCCACAATGTATTCAAGAGATTGCCACAGGTGCAGGCAAGACCGTTATCACAGCCGCATTAAGTAACGCAGTAGCGCCGTATGGCAGGACCATTGTCATTGTCCCTAACAAGAGCCTCGTAACGCAAACAGAAAAAGACTACATCAACATGCAACAGGATGTGGGTGTTTATTTTGGCGATCGCAAGGAATGGGGTCGCCAGCATACTATCTGCACTTGGCAAAGCCTAAATATCTTGTTAAAAAATACAAAAAACAGTGTAGGTGATGTTACCATAGGCGAGTTTCTAGAGGATGTTGTTTGCGTTATTGTTGACGAAGTACACATGGCCAAAGCCGACGCACTCAAGAGCTTGCTGACAGGCGTAATGAGTCGTATACCCTTGCGGTGGGGACTTACAGGAACCATACCCAAAGAACCATTTGAATTTCAAGCATTACGGTGTAGTCTTGGGCCAGTAATTAATCAACTCACAGCCAGTGAGTTACAGGATCGCGGAGTGCTGGCACAGTGTCATGTAAATGTGGTACAACTAGTTGACCACGCAGAGTTTACCAACTATCAAAGTGAACTAAAGTTTCTACTAGAAGAACCCAACAGACTCAAAACCATAGCACATCTAATAGCACAGGTCAATGCCACTGGCAACACCCTGGTCCTAGTAGACCGCGTGGCCGGTGGTCATGCCTTGGTGGACCTATTAGGCGATCAAGCTGTATTTGTTAGTGGTGCAACCAAAGCAAAGGCAAGACAAGATGAATATGACGAAGTGGCAACTAGCACTGGGAAGATTATTGTTGCTACCTACGGCGTTGCTGCTGTTGGTATCAATTTGCCTAGGATATTTAATCTGGTTCTTGTTGAGCCTGGTAAGAGTTTTGTCCGGGTCATCCAATCGATCGGCCGAGGAATACGAAAAGCTGAAGATAAAGATCATGTGCAAATCTGGGACGTCACCAGCACCTGCAAATTTGCCAAAAGACACTTGACCAAAAGAAAAACTTTTTATCGCGAAGCCAACTATCCATTTACACAAGAAAAATTAGAGTGGAAATAAAGGTTGCAACTAGTACAAAATATGTTATAATAAACTTATGAGAATATTGACACTTGATAACACACCATTTGACCTAGATCATCTACCAGAAGAAGTAGATGATATGCGGTTTGCTATATTTGATAATAGTGATCCTAAAGACCCAGACTATCATTACATTCCGCTGATTTTTTTAGAAAGCTTCACAGCACCTGCACTGGTCCTACGTATTGGTGAGCACAGAGTTCGCATGCCAGTAGACTGGCAAATCTTGATTGGAGAACCAGATCTAGGTGACTTAGAAGTGTTACCGTTAACCAGTATCAACGATCGTGGGTTTAAAGCGTTTCAATTTAATCCGTTGAGTAGTTTCCGTCCTAGTTTTTTAGACATTGAAATTATTGACGTGTATCAAGAAGTTACATGGTATGCTCCTAAGTTAAAAAATGGTCAGATGCTGTGTGTGCCCGTGGGCGAAGGTGAAAAACCTGACTGTGTGTACTTTGTTAAAGACATTAGTCGCAACTGTGAAGTGGTAAACTATAACCAGGCCTGGTAGTGACTGAAGTTAAGATTTTGCTCCTAGTAGAAGGATGGAAGAATTCTGTGGAGGTAATTAATAAATTATATTCAATTCCTCCTACAGAACCTGTAGTAATCAGTACCGAGAGTGAAGGATTTAGTTTAAAATCACTTGGAGTTTTACAAGCAATAGATCAATGGGTAGTTGATACCGGAAGATCGCCCAATACAGTAAAAATTGACACACCTAATCAATTTGAAAAAATAAATTATCAATTTTTAAATCCACAAACAATGTCACACTTTTTTTTAAATACATTTGTTGGTGAATATTTTTGTCCGCCAAGACAACTTGCTCAGTCTAACAAACTATTTGGATTATTTGTAGGACGATATACTTCCGATAGAAACGCAATAGCTAGAGATATTTTAGCAACTTGTAAACAAAATTTTTTAATGAGTGTTATGGATAGCAACTATCGACCTAATGATTGGTGGGATCCTGACGTATATGCAGTTGGTTCAATTGATAATCAACTGGTTCAAAATCACTACAGAGATCGGTCCGGCTACGTTGGAATTAATCTCAACTTTAGTTTATTACAATTTTATGATCAATTTGAAATTGAATTAGTGTCCGAAACTTTTTTATACGGACAAAGTTTTTTTCCTACAGAAAAAACAGTAAGACCAATTGTTGGGTGTCGGCCAATGTTAATAAATGGACCCATAAACTTTTTAGATAATTTAAAACAGTTAGGATTTAAAACATTTGAGCAACTTTGGCCAGAGGATTATGATCAGTACGAATTTCCCAAACGCTGGGATCAAATTAAATTAACAATAAACCATATTATTGAGCAAGGATATGATCGCAATTTAGCTAATGAGATAGTACAATATAACTATAATCACCTTCAACAGTTAATGGCAAAAAAACATGCTTAAATTAAGCATCAATAACGAAATGGCACAGTTTGATCGTAAAAACAGAGAGTTTTACGATGAACTTACAGTTGAAGAACGTAAAAAGTTTAGCAACTTCCTAATGATACGGTGGGGCTCGAGTATACAAGGTAGTGCAGAATTACAAAACTACTACTTACAAAGTAGTAATCATTATGTTAACAAACGATTTTTTGACATTAACCGCCATCCAAAACTGCAATGGTTATGTGCCACAGCAGTAAGCCCAGGACTAGGCACACAACGGCATCAGTGGATTGCTCCTAAGAAAAAAGAAGCTGGTGCAAGTGGCATTAAAAAACAAATTGCTGAGTTATTTCCGCATCTTAAAGATGATGAAGTAGAGTTAATGGCTAAAATTAATACCAAAAAAGACATAGATGCATATCTTAAAAAACTAGGGCAAGAAACTAAAAAATGAAATACACCTGCCAGTATTGTAAGAAAGACTTTATTAAGGAGTCCAGTCTTGCGGTGCATTCATGCGAGCCGCGTCGTAGACGCATGGAAAAAGACGAAGCAGGTGTGCGCCTAGGATTTCATGCTTATATTAAATTTTATGAGCTCACACAAGGATCAGCCCGGTTAAAAACCTATGATGACTTTTGTGAAAGCCCATACTATCGAGCTTTTGTAAAGTTTGGCCGTTATTGTGTTAGTGTAAAGGCTATTAATCCAGCCCGCTTTACCGAATGGGTACTAAAACAAAATAAAAAGATTGACCACTGGTGCAAAGACAGCGTATATACAGAATATCTAACAGATTACTTGCGGGTGGAAAATGTAAATGATGCATTGGCCCGTGCTATAGAATTTGGTATAGACTGGAGTGAACAACACGGAAACCCTGCAGAGGATTGCCTACGCTTTGGAAATACCAATGCCATGGTCTATGCTGTAACCGCAGGACGTATTAGTCCCTGGATCATTTATAACAGTGAGTCTGGACAAAAATTTTTAGCTGAGTTGGATTCTACACAGGTATCAATGATATGGCCCTACATTGATAGCGATTTTTGGATGCGTAAGTTTAAAGACTATCCAGCAGATCAAGAGTATGCCAGGGATATACTACAGAAGGCAGGTTGGTAATGAGTGCAGATATTGATTTAGATTTAGCTGATAGAGATCAACTGTTACAGTTGATCCAAGCTACGCCAGCACGGCAATTACATCAAGGACAAGTGCGTCGACATAATAGTGGCGTGTATGTTACAGATATTCCGTATGATCCTGTCAATACATGTGCGGCTATCGACTATGAGCAAGCAGAACAGTTGGGGTATTTTAAAATCGACTTGTTAAACATGTCAGTATATCAGTTAATTAAAAGCACAGAACATTACCAAGAGATGCTGGACCAAGAGCCCAATTGGCTACGCTTATGGACTGACTCAGGGTGGGCTAAACAATTAGTACACGTGGGTAATTATACTGCATTACTTGAGACAATGCGGCCAGATTCGGTTCCTAGGATGGCAGCTTTTATCAGTATTATTCGACCCGGTAAAGCGCACCTACAAAACCGGCCATGGGCAGAGGTATTTGAAACTGTATGGGATGGTGATGATAGTAAAGGATTTGTATTTAAAAAAGCACATGCCCTCGGTTATAGCAAACTAGTGTCACTACATATGACCTTGCTTAGTCAACCCGTCGAACAAGTGTAATTGATTTTCTCTTGCTTTTTTTGCGACCCATTTCGCTGAGACTACAAACAGGGCCATGTAGTACTTCTAAATCTTTGTTGATAAAAGTACGCAGGTACGGTTTAAATACGTCCCAGTCGCCCTTGAGGAATATGTTAATGGGTACACTACGATTTGATTCCCACCACCAAACATTGGCCATCTCTAGGAATTGTTGCTTGATTTCCAAGTCTTGTATAGCGCCAAAATCATAGATAGTAGTTATAGCATCATCTTGATTTTGTATTATGCCTACGTATTCCACAGTGGCATATACACACAAGGTTATAAATGGGTATTTTTCTGCTAGTTTTTCAAAGAAATCTGTGTTCATATCTACGGATATTTACCAGACCATTCTGTGACCCTATTCTAAACCGGCTAAATACTCTGTATGTACTCTACCCAGGTCTATATCTATCAACAGCTCACGCGAGTGTTACTCATAGACACAGGCGCGGGAGAAACTTTTACTTATAGGTACGATCCTGTGTACGCAAAACAACTAACCATAAACAAAGGCGTGGACAACGTGCTTTTGTTTGAATTTATTAATCAACAAGAAAAGCCTGTTAATATCACAGGTAGCACGTTTCTATTCCGCGCAATCAGTACCGCTGGCGATCAAATCCTAGTTGAAAAGGAGTTGGTTACCTTAAATGCTCCTACTGGTCGTGCCAAGGTTACCTTAACTTCAGCAGAGTTGCTAGAAGTACTAGCACAACCGGCTACCTACAGCATACAACGTACACAACCAAACGGCGGCCTAATTGAAGCAGTTTTCACTAACGCTCAAGCTGGAGCCCGTGCTCCTGTAAATATTGTGGACAGCGTATTGCCACAGTATGTGCCCAGCGCACCCTTGACAATACCCACACTCAAATTAACAGCTCAGGCCAGTGTTGATGGTACTACCTGGAGCCAATATCCTAGCAATCCGTACTGGGCCGGTAATCCCAACGGTGGCAATTACTGGAATAGTTTTACAAACACAGAATTTTTTAGCAGTTTTATTGAACCAGTTAATGCAGTAACAACGGTACAAATGACCTTGGATGGCTATACCGGAACTATCAAAGCACAGGCCGCGGAAAATTATGAAAGTATTTGGTACAATGTGACCGAATCAACTACCTACTTGAACAAAACCGGCACCATCTACATGAATATTGTGGGCTGGCATCCGTTGTTGCGAGTCTGTTTCAATAATAGTATTTTTGCTGTGCCAGACCAACCCGGTATTCCAGCCATTGCCTATGCTACCACAACTAACGGTGTAGTTACCGGCATCTCGGTGCTCAATGGTGGTAGTGGATATCTAGCACCACCCAAGATCAACATCATTGGTGACGGTGCAGGCGCAACAGCCGAAGCTGTAATATCAGGTGGATCGGTCGTTGGCATCAATGTAATCAGTGGTGGATCAGGCTATTGGTATCTACCTAATGCAGGATTTGGCATAGGGGTATATCCAAATAATCCAAATCAAACTGGCGCCGCGGTAGTAATTAGCACTGGTTATGTCTTGGATCTGTTTTACAGATAAATGAAGTTCAAAAAGATTGTAGGTTTTGGCGACAGTTGGCTCTGGGGCGATGAACTAATTGATCCTGCACTTGAGTTACATCCTAGATGTCATCCTGCCTTAACAGAAAACACACCTTACAGAGAACAAAACTGTTTTCTAGGCTTACTGGGTCAACACTATTTGGTGCCTGTGGAAAATTATGGTATCCCGGGCGGCAGTTTACAAAGTGCTGTGTGGACATTTCTTTGGTGGTTGGACCACGAAACTCATCCTAAAGATTGTTTACTCCTGGTAGGACATACTGATGCTGCTAGATTTAGCTACTATGATCCCAATCGAATTATGGGCCCATTTGACCCAGATTGGCATCGATTTGTTCACAGTGCTTGGCCTGGTAATCCAGAATGGCAACCCTTAATACAACAACAAACTGTTTTAACTGACTGTAGACAAACACAGGCGTTACGATTTCAAGAAACGGTCCTGTTATTTGATGGTGTGGCCGCCAGGCAAGATCTCAATCTAATTCAATTTAACCTGGCCAAACCCATGCGTTTGATGAACCATACCCAAACTATGGCCTGGCCGGACTGGAGTTTTAGTGAATGGTTCTTCAAAGAACTGCCAGCTACCTATCGTAAACCTAGAAACCATCCAACCGAACTGGGGCACCAATTGATACACGATCGCTTGATTTCTCAGATAGATTCCTGTATAATCAAAGGATGATAGATGTAGTTGCATACTTTCCCGGCAAACGAAAACAAACAATTTCTGGCTGGATTAGTTTTAATGCTCCTTGTTGTGAATACAATGGTGAGAGCCGAGACCGCCGTCAACGGGGCGGGTTCAAAGCCAATAATCAAGACTGGAGTTACCATTGTTTTAATTGCGGCTATACCGCCAGTTTTGTTTTAGGACGCAACTTAACATTCAAAGCTCGTAAACTATTACAGTGGATGAATGTTCCGCAAGAAGAAATTGAACGTATAAATCTTGAAAGTTTAAAACACAAATCAATTGAAGGATTATTAGGTGAGCGTCAACAAATAGTAAATCAATTACAAAGTATTGAATTTGAAGAACGAGACTTACCAGCAGTTACACAACCACTTAACGAAAAAGCAACAACATATCTTCAACAAAGATGTATTCCTTTAGATTATCCATTTATGTATAAGACAATGCCACGCCCAGGCATTGTAATTCCATTTACACATGATAATCAAGTGGTAGGACATACCACACGATTTTTAGACGATCGCATACCCAAATATATTCAAGACATACAACCAGGCTATGTGTTCGGCACAGATTTACAAAAAACAGACTGGCAATCAGTGATTGTAGTTGAAGGTGTGTTTGACGCACTTAGTATCAATGGACTGGCAGTGCTACATGCAGAAATTAATGATGCACAGGTTAGACTTATACGCAGTCTTGGACGAGAAGTCGTAGTAGTGCCAGATCAAGATGAAGCTGGCATGAAGTTAATAGATCGTGCTGTAGAACTAGGCTGGGCTGTAAGCATGCCTGAGTGGCCCGCGGACATTAAGGATGTAAACGATGCCGTGATTCGTTGGGGTAGACTAGCAACTTTGCTAACTATAATGCAGGCCAAAGAAACTAGTAAGATTAAAATAGAACTAAGGAAGAAACAACTTGTTAAAAGACTACGGACTTGATGTCCAAAAACTATTCTTAGAAATGATGTTGCAAGA